GAAGTCTCCTTCACCGAGGGTATATCCTGTGGTGCTATTGAAGCATCCGACTAGGCACAAGTACTCATTCACATGATTGACAATGGCACAACCGCCGTATTTATGTTGGATAATATCACCTGGTTGAAACGGTATTTTTACATCCATTGTTATTCCTCGTTAACGGATTCAACACCAATATTTGAAACATCAGCATCTAAATCCATTTGTAATAAAGTTGTAATACTTACATCGTGTGGTAGACTATTGATGTATTGTTCTGCGGCTTCTTCTGACTCTGCTTCAACAAGAACCGTACCCCATAGTTCACCGCTAATTTCTACTTCATATGTTTGCATTATAAATCCTGCACCTCCTCGATAGAATCTATATCGCCATAAATGGCGGAATCAAAATTGTCGTCAAAACCCATGCTACTTAAGTATAATTCGTCAAGAAATTCTTCTGCCAATGCATATGCATCTTCTTTAGATTGTGCCACAAAGTCTTTCTCGATTGAAAACTTGCCGTGCATACTGATGGTGTATCGCTTGTTATCCATATGTTTACGCTTTCATATTGTCGCCAATGACTTTACCGATGACCAATAGAATAAACATGCCTAAGGTCAACTTAAGTGCAAACCACAGTAATCCCCAAGCAACACTCATGGTGACACCAAAGAGACCAATTAATGCCAATACAAATGCACCAAATGTGGCAATCCATACGATTTTTGTGACAACAGCACCAATGGTTAATACAACGGCTAATAAGGCTGCGAATCCAATCATTAATTTATTCATGTGTTTTCTCCTGTTTTAAATCCAATACAACTGGTGTTTTTGCTTGTTTTTTATGAGATGTAAAGTCACATGACACTTCCTTACAACCCATGCACATCCCAAGCATTTCCAAGTTAACAATAGATGGATACAAGTAATTCAAGCGTTCGAAAACCAAGCGTGCAATCTGTTGGTGTTCTGTGGATGCACGCTTACATAAACGCTTTGGCAAATACTCCATCCACGCTCTTAGGTTGCCGCTCACGGTCATTGTTACGTTTGTTCCTAAGGGGAGTACATATGCTGCAACTTGATACGGAACACCTGATTGAATTAAACGACGGTATTCAATAATTTGGTTTTCCACCAATTTATTCATCAGCTTACCCATGTCGCTTGAAATCTCAGGATGGTTAGTGTTGTCAAACCATGATGCATCATCAAAGTTTGTACCACGTGTTGACTTGACTGTGAAAGACAAATGTCTGTGTCGTGTGATTTGAGCCAAACACTTTTGCGACATTTCGATGTCAAACGACACAATTACGTGCTCTAGTAGAGACAAATGTCCACTACGAACGGCACGAACTAATGCGTTTTCATCTACAGTCTTGCCATAACATTGACCCATAGCGTGTGCACTCGTAGTAAGTGATGTATAATTCTGTAGTTCTACTCGCATGTATACTCCTGTTCTCCCTGTAGGTTATATCCTGTGGCTTCCTTTTCTTGGAATACAACTGTATAAGCCATGAGACCATTACTAGCGGTAAAAGGAACGATTGAAACTACAAGCCACCCAAGTTTAAGAAAATTGTTTATACTTTGTTCAAGACCATCGTCTTTATCAGGGAAGAATGTTTGTACTGTTTGTCTCATTAGTCCTCCTGTTTGTATAATACCGCATACTCGGCTGTATCATGACCACCAAGCCACACGGTAAATACGCTGTGAAAGTGCCAGCCGTCTTCAAACAGCTCGTTCAACTGTTTTTCTGGAGCACAAATACTACAAGTATTCAAATGTTTGCACATATATTTTTTATTATGTTTAAACGTCATAGCTTTTCTCCTGTGAATATTATTGTTTATCTGACATTAAAATTCGGTCGATTAAATCATGAAGCTCAATCCATTGAGACTCTTTTGTTTTCGTATTAATAACCTCAAAATAAATACGACCGTTTTCTTCTTTAGTGTCTTCTGAAACATGCATTACAGCATCATCCAAATAAAATTCTTCCTCAAGAAAACAATCTAGGATGAAATTTTTGTTGAAACTTTTTTGTCTAACATATTGGTCTACATTAGCATTTAATGCGTTAGACACAGTTTTGTTGAATTCCGTATGACATACTAATTCGATTGATGGATTGGGAGCATTGATTTTAATACTGTCTGCGTTATATAGATTACTTGTGTCTAAATCTTTATTCACATTAGCAATAAACCAATATTGATTTTCGTAATAAACACAATCTCCTGCTTGTAATTTCATAATATCTCCTATTATTTTAACCAAAGACCAAACGCAGGGATAATCACCCAACAGAATATCACAGAAAGGACAACAAAAATTAATAACCAATCGTATGCCTTTAGCGGAACACCTTGTGTTTTCTTTAAATATTGAATATCCTGTTTTATTCTGTCGATAGAACTTGACAGCATCAACTCTGTTTTAACAGCAGTAACCATGCTGTCTGAATGATTCCCTGACACAAACTCTAAAGTATTAATTCTTTCGTTTAATTCTTTAATAGTTTTCTCTTGTTCCTCCACTTTTTGACACAAGCGGTCAAACGGTGGCTGATAACCCTTGTCTATATCCCATGTACTTTTCATATGTTACATCCTTCTGAAACCATCTGCATATCTCTCTAGTTGATACAAATCGAATTCATAAGTATATCCGTTGAATTTATCTTCTTGCCACGTTATTATCCAATATGTATCTGTATCATGCTTATGATATATAGTTTTATGTGTCTTAGAATAAAACCCTATGGATACAGACTGATGGATTAAATGATATGTTCCAAAGTTTTTGTATAACACTTCGTTGACAAGAATATCTTTATAGAATTTTTCTATTGGATAAACACTAAAACATGAGACCGCCAACATATTCTGTTCATATGGCTCTAAAGAGTTCCACCCATGCTTTTTAAACTTGTCTAAATAATACATACGTACCCCCTATTGAAACAAGCCATATAGCAAGAACCCAAGATTCACTACGGCAATAAACCATACGTACACCAATAGTACTCGTTTTGTATGTTTAATATCCTGTTGTAATTCTTTAATCTGTTCTTGATGTCTATCCATACGTTGCGTATGCAATTTATGTAATTCAGTGTTACTATCGAGGACGCCATTAAGTTTTGCAAACGTATGTAATGCATCTCTGTGAGCTTCCCATAGCTCTTTTATGGACTCCTCGTTTGCTGTTATCTCCTTAGTATTCTTGCCAACGCCCTTTGCAATGGTAGACATCGTTTCGTGAATTCGTTGGTATGGACTTTGGTCTTTATTCATTCGTTCCTCCTGTTGTTTTCACAATGGAATAAAAGCAATAGTGCAACCCATAGTCAATCATGAGATGGTCTCCGTGGTCTATCACACGCATATACTTTGGTGTATAATCATTTTCTTTCCACCAATCGTAAATTGATTGTATTGCCAAATCTATTGTATCATAAGTTCCGTGTGTATGCAACTCATTTGTTAAGCTATTGAGCCATTGGACTGTGTATTGTGTTCTCTTCATAAATATTCCTTCAAGACTTGCAACATACGTTCGTATTTAACGCTTGTTGCGTTATATAAAGATGGGTCAGTATATGATGCTTGTACTAATTTATATAACAGCTCATTAACACCAGAATGAAATTCTTTTTCTTTATTGGTAAACGCATTATCAATAACTTCTGATACCTGATAAGAGCAATTTTCACAAGGCAATCCTCTCAGGAATGTTCTTAAGGTACTTACAAAGCAACCTGATTCTTTACATAATATATGGTTATCTTTGTCATATAAAATATATGTATTTTTATCTATCGCATGAATATGATGGACATTAGAATTCTGTAGATTAAAACCAATGTCAATCACTTCGTTCCATTTCCGCAGCATTAAAACACCCACTCTCCATACTCATCTAAAAACCAATGGTCTAAATAATGATACAAACCTGCATCGGCAATTTCACCGACCCAATACTCGGTCAACATAGGGCGATGTCTCATGCAACACTTTTGTAATTGCATTTGTGCCTGTGCATATGTATCTTGCGGTAGTATATGTCCATGAGAGCCATTCCATAGCTTAATGATTCCACCGTATTTCATATGTTTTTCTCTCTTTCTATAGCTTGTAATAAACAAATAATCTCTTGACATTGAAAGAATGTCTCTGAACCATGTAAGGTATAGTATTCTCCAAGAAATTCAATGTTGTCATCTAGCTCATCCAATAGTTCTTTTACATTATATAATTGACTAAGCGGTGTGTCTTTCATGAGTCCTCACATACTTTCTCAACCATTCTTCTCAGTAGTTCGCTGTTTGGTTTTAAAACATTAAGTGGTACACAATAACGTCTGCTATAGCCATTATGTGTTCTAACACCACTGATTTCAATTAAGTCTTTCCAATCGTGAGAC